GCCGCTTGAGCGATCTGGGAGGCTGTACGGGCCCTCTTGGCGGGACGGGCCGTCGGCGCTGTGTAGCGCCGGGGGGTCCCTATGGACCTCTCCAGGGAGGTCATTGTCTTGGGCGCCCTGGCGTCCTGCTGAATCCTCCTGACTAAGGCCTTGCCGGCCTTCTTCACGTGTTGCTTGGCATACCGGGAGATCAATGCCTGCGCTCCCGCTGCTGTCGCTGCTACGCCGTAGGGTACCATCGCCATGATGCTGAGGAGGTTCCAGTATATCTAGAACATCAGTATGTTCCTGTGAGATATTATTTTCGCCCAAGTTGACGATGCGGGTGATACGACGCATCAACTGATCGATCTTGTCGTTGGCCGCCAAGTTTTGATACCATTCGCGTGGGTGCACTGGAGAAGTGATCACGATGTTAGTTGCTACAAACTTGCGCATCGCGCCTTTCACTTGAACCTTACTGTTGTAGCGGTCAAGCAAACTCAACATCATAGAATATGGGAGCTGACCCCGAAACTCCTCGAATAAAAACCCACGCTCACCACAGTATCCATCAAACCATTCCTTCTGGGATGGACACCAATCTTGGGGATTGGCCTCTTCCAAAATCTCGCGGGCCAGGCGAGACTTGCCGGCACCGGTGGGGCCGTAAAGTACTGTTACAGTGGGCACCTCGTCCCGATCAGGAACAAGGGCATTCGCGTATGCTTCCAAGCCCTTATGATAGCGCACGAAAGTACCTGGCATCTCCATGGCGAGCTGCCGATCGGGAAACCCTTTACCAATGTTCGCCTTAATAATCTCGCATGCCTGCTCGAGGTCGTTGCGCTTGCCCTGTTGCCGGTTGTCCACCTGTACAATGACCTCGCTGCCGACCTTAAGTACATACAATGAATCCTGGGCGGCCTTGGTGGGCTCCCAGTGCGCCCGAGGCAGCAGCTTCTTCAGCGCTGCCATACGATAAGTTCGTGCAAACGTCACTCTTCCCTGGAGATGAGGAGTGCCCTCCTCGCCGACCTCCTTACTGACGGTCAGCTTCTTGACTTCCGTTCCCCACCGCTTCACTGCCTCCACCTCCTCATCAGTGTAGTTGTTCAGGGTGAAGTCCCAGGTCTTTGTTGAAGACATTTTGTGACCGAAGTCCGTGACCGAAGTGGGTAGTAGGTAATACTATACTTCCTACCCACTTCCCAGATAAAAAACCCGCGCGGTCCGGCGGGCATTGCCATGGGTTCCTGGCACGAGCCGGCCCTCGCCGCTTCCGCGGCTCTCGCGCCTTCGGCGCTCGGGGCGCGGCGACGCTCGCTCGCATGAGGGCCGCTGCCGCGGCCCTCCGCGCCCGCTCGCTACGTGCGTCGGCCACCTCGCTGCGCTCGTTGGCCTCCCCCTTCGCCCTCCCTTCGGTCGGGCTCGGGCCCCTCCCTTCGGTCGGGGAGCAAAAGGCACAGACTAAGACTGGCCTTGATGTACCGCATATCACGCGGTGGTTAGACATCACACCTCACCGTAGTCTTAAAGTTGTAGTCCATCGACGGACTAGTAGTTGCGTCGACTGGATCTCCTTCGGCAAGAGGTACCCATGCCTTGGCTTCAATCAGGAGGTATACACGGTCCTTGGCGAACGGGGTATAGTTCGCTGTAGGCTGTGTCGTTAACGCATCAAGGGGCAAGATCTCGCCATTGACGACTTGGGCATCATCTGCCAACACAGGCTGGACCTTGCGCATGTTCACGACCTTATTGATGTCATGCTTCCAATGCACAGTAATGCAATGAGGGTCAGGATCGTTCTGATCTGACGATGTCGGGCCAATGTCATACACTTTGCGCTTGATGACCTGCATGTCCCGACTTCTGATGGAAGGCTGATCGGCGATCGGGTTGGCAGTCAAGCGCTTTAGACGCGCCTGCCAGAAGGCGGTGCCGATCTCGTCGGTGACGGTGATGGTACTGAGTCCCTGATCATCGACAGGCGTGCAATGGTCGTTCTTGAAACGAACGAGACTCAGGATGAACTGGGTTGGGCGTGTCTTCATACCATACAAATTCACCTTGATGTCAGTGCGCCCAAAGTGCAAGCGATCAGGAAACGATGCAATAGGAAAGTTCTGTGATGCGTAGCGCAGGAAGGGCACAGTAGTGCCAGCACCAGATTGGTTCACACTGGTGATCGCTTCCCAAAGAATCTTGCCGTCGTTAGAACCTGTAGTGTGCATGCAAAGACGATGCATGCACGGAAGTCCAGCGTTGGCGAGATGGGTCAAATCCATCAAGTACACTGGCAACTTCCTCAGCGTCTGGCTCGTCACTAAACGATGATTGACGCTCAACGCGCCGTAATCCCCGGTAAACTGTGGCACTTGCTTGAACTGCATGACTGCTGTTCCGATGTTCTTGCGCTGGAGTTGGTCGGCGACCCGCGCGACCTTCACCTTGCGTCCCGACTTGATGTACGTCGTCGTGTGCTGTTGGTACCCCCCCTGCGCCGCTTGAGCGATCTGGGAGGCTGTACGGGCCCTCTTGGCGGGACGGGCCGTCGGCGCTGTGTAGCGCCGGGGGGTCCCTATGGACCTCTCCAGGGAGGTCATTGTCTTGGGCGCCCTGG